TCAGGTTCTATCATCTCCTTCTCCCTTCTCACAAATTAATCCTTCCGCTTTCGTGTAACGCAGATGAAATCCGGCAAAGTTTGTCTCTAAATTTTCATCCAGTAGCAGGAAAGATTCTTCTCTCAACTCGGCATCCTGTTTCCATTCTCCGGCCAGAACCCACTGTCTTATTTGATTCAGTTCCTTTAGTGTCATGTCGATTTTCCATGTTTTACATAACGCTCCGGGTAATTTAACGCATTGTTGTAAAATCTTTCGTTTTTCTTCCTTCGAGGGGATCCTATCCAGAGGCAAACTCTCTCCTTCCTGTTGCCATGGCAAATATCTGATTTCATCCTCATGCTTGATAAACAAGAGTACTTCAATGCTATTCTCCGCATCTCTGACTTGGGCCATAGCCTTTCCTTCAGAAAAGTCAGACTTCACATTACCGAGCCAACCCGTTAGGCTCTCATCCGGATCCCCCAGCACATACGTCTGAGCTCCCGTACGTTTTAACTTTGTTTTTTTTATTTCCTTCTCTCCAGCCTTTTGATATATGCTGACTTCTTCTCCCGCAAACTGCGGATCCCAGGTTCCGTAACAATCCTGTACCAAATTCGGAATGTCTGTTGGCAGTGTGATGTGATCCGGCAAACGTTTCTTGGTTCTCATAAGGAGATAATCCCCGTAAATGCGGCTGGTTCCTGACTCAAACGCATCTTCATCCGGCTCTATAACATAGCACTGTGCCGCTTTCAGCTGTTCCGGCCGCATACTGTCGTGGATTGCATGACGATGTAAGCGCCCCAAGCGTTGCAGGAGTAAGTCCATGGGGCAAAGGTCGATGAACATCACATCTCCGTCAATATCCAAGCTTTGTTCGAGCACCGATGTCCCGATTACAATCAAGTAATCTCGCTCCGCTTTGGTAGAGCGCTTTCCCAGTTTTTGCAACAATTCACGCTCACGCGCTGCGCGGTCCGGCATCAAAAACGCACTGTGCAGTAGAATAATCTCCGCTTCCGGCATTTGCGCTCTCACTTCTTTGGCAAACTCTTGCGCTCGGCGTATGGTGCTGAGAATAACGATTGCACATCCTCCGTCCATCAATTTCTCGCGTAAAATATCAATTCGAGCTGATTCCTTCACTCTCTTTATCAATACATCGCGCGTATTTCCCTGCAGTTGCAGTTCTCGCTGGCAAATCTTATTTTCATCTGTCCAGGTAAGGAGCGGATAGCCTCTCGCTTCTTTCCACTCCTTCACTTCTTCTTGTGAACTCCCGTCTCTGTTACTGAGATATGCATTTACGAAACTGACGCGTTGTTCTGCAGGCAAAGTCGCCGAGAGAAGAATGACCGGTACATGGTATGCGCCGAGCCAACAAAGTGCCTGTTCCAAATAAACCGACATACATGCCCTTATTCGTTCGCCATCTTGCGCCACGCTACACCCGCTTAAACGCTTGATTGTTTACTCTTCGCAACGCTCTCAAATTACACTGCTTGACGCCATTTAGAAACAAATCAGAAACAACACGAATTGTTTACTCCGCAAGCTCCGCGTCAGAATAATCCGGTGTCTCCGTGTCCTTCGAAGCGTCCCATCTGCCTTCTCCGTCTACGCGGTAATAAATATATCCGCGTCCCGGCGCGATCGTCTTTTCCGAGCGAACATAGGCATTTTTTGCCATAGCTCCCGTCTTGGTCAGATAATACTGTTCGCCGTTATAATCCAACCACTGCCCCGCAAGCATTCCGCCGTCATCCGCCATATAATACCAGCCCGACCGGTCCTTAAACCAGCCGCGAATCATATAACCGGCGTTGTCAAAAACATACCATCTGCCGCCGATATACGCCCAGCGTCCGGCAAGTTTCTCGCCGTTCTCATCAATGTATGTCCAGCGGTCTCCTGCCTTTTCCCATCCGGTATGAGCCTTTGCTCTGTGTGCCGCGCACGCGGTATATGCGCACCAGCTCACAAATTCCTGACACCACGGCGCCGCATTCAGCCCGTACCACGCTCCGAACTTTGTATAGTTCTTGTCGCCGGGATTTCCGTTGCGATCATCCAACTTCGCCGCGCTTGCCTTTTCGACATAGCCAATCTCTGCTCTCGCTGCCGCAATCAGCTCTGCGGCCGTGCATGTGTCGGCGCCATACATCGGCCTGCCGAAGCCATCAATCAGATGCTTGCCTCCCACCTCATTCCTGTGGAAAGTGTAGCGTTTTTCTGCCACGCTACCGCCATCTCTCGAAAATCTCTTGCCGGGCTCCGTGTTCCCCTCGACCGTCGTAATCGTAAATGTGCCGAAGAGACCACGGATCACATCTACCACGATTCCCACATGCGCCACGCGCCCCATCGACGCATGATAGAAATACACGATATCCCCGATTTCCGGCTCTGTGAACCATCTCTTTGCCCGCACAAAAAGGCCCTTCCCGCTCACCGTGAAAGACGTGTACTCGCCGCATAACAGCTTCTTTCCTGCCTGATACGAATTCATTTTGCTCCTTTCTTCCTCTCCTTCTAGCTTTTACTGGTAAAAAAAGCGGACGCCTTGCTCCGGTGTCCGCTGCGAGTCCCGCTCCCGCTGTGTTATCGGTTGTATTCGCCGTCCGCTTCCAGGCTCTTCATATTGCCTTCCAACGCCTCAATCCTCGCCATTAACTCGGACAGCTCGCGCAAAAGCTCCATTCCCTTTTGCGTTCCGGAAGCACCGCCTTCCGTACCTCTGTTACTATCCGCAAGACCCTCTCCGAAGCAGTACGCCAACACCGTCGCCACAAGCCCGAGAATCGAAGTTACCTGTTTTGCCGCGTCTTCTCCTGCTCCAAAGTAGACCATGATGTTGAACACAATTCCGATCACGGCCATAATGAACTTCCTGCTCGTAAGCTTTCTAATCAGATCCTCTCTGCTCATTTCCTTTCCTCTCTCTTTTCTCTTTCCGAAAAGCTGCGTTTCCTCATGCATTCCTGATAGCGCTCCATTATGCAATGCGCCGTTGTGTTTGTGATATGGTTCCGAAAATTCGGATGCTCTTGGCAATAGTTATCATAAGCATCAATATCCATTACCACTTGGTCGAAGCTGTCCTTGGAATGATATCTCCCGTCCTGCAGTTCGTCGCCAAACCTCAGTATCCGCACTCTCGCGGCAATTGCCCGCGTTTCAAGGTTTGCCTCGGCGGCAGCATCCACTTTGTCCGATAGCTCTGCTAGTGTCCGCTCCACACCGCTTACGCGCTCTGTCACCCCGCGATTCAACTCATGCCCCAAAACCCGCGCAAGCGCCGACCACGGTTTCTTTCCCTCCGGCAGCAATTTCTCTGCCGCCGTTAGGATTCCCACAATCAGCCAGCCCGCCGTGTTTAACAGGGTATTAATATCTACCAGACGCGCGATCTCATCCCACTTCACTCTTCGCCTTTCGGCGTCGCATTGCTGTCCGTCGCCAGGTCTTCGCGGCCCATTGCCTTAAGGACTGCCGCAACGCCTTTTCTCAGACGCTTCGCAAGCTCTGCGAATGTCATCAGCCCGGCGACAATCAACTCTGCGTAGCTCTTGTAGACGCTCTTGGACTTGCCGTTCTTCGTCTCCATGCTCATTCCTCTTCCTCTCCTTTCAGCACTTCGTTAATCATTTGCATCATCTCCACTTTAAGCTCTGACCTAAGCTTATCGCTTCGTGCAATTGCGTCATTTAACTGCATCTGCAAACTCGCGGGCGTTTCCGACATGATAGGCTGCGGCTCTTCTCCGCTCACGTCCACTGAATCCACTCGCATGCCGTCCGGAACATCCAAAACCAATGCCTCGACATACTCCGTGTCGCACTCTCCCGTAATTGCCAGCACAGATCCCGTTCTGCCGTCAAAAATCACCGTTTCTTTCATGCTCTCCCTTTCTGCTTATGCAATGAGCTCTACACGCTCCAGTCGCGCGGTGAAAACAGTGTTCGCCCCCGTGCGGCGGAAGTTGCTGCCGTGGGCGGCCACCACCAAAAAGCCCTGCTCTGTCACACCGTCCAGCGGTATATCCAGCGTTACACGGCCGCTCTGCGCCCGCTGTCCTGTGACAGCCTTCTCCCGTATGGGCGACAGCACGCGGTTGCGCGGCTGTCCGGTTACGCGCGAGAAACCGCCCCAGATGTTCACCCCGTTGCCGTGCGGCATAATGACCGCGTTGGTGGAGTATGACACCGTGACCAGTGCCCGCCTAAATGGCAGCAAGGCCACGCTCGGAGTAAGCACCCAGAGGGCTATAGCGGGCTCGCCGCCACCCGATGTTGATCCGCCTATCGCGCTGACCACCTCGGCAGAGCGCTCAGGATTTATTCTTCCCGTTTGTCCCAGCGAATATCTCGCGCGAGTATCTATCAGCCCTTCTGCCCACCCCGAAAAATGCACTCCGTCGAAGCGGGCTCCGTCAAAAGGGACGCATGACGCGGCATAATCCTTCATAGTACCGGTCGTTCCAAAAATCGGAACACCTTCGCGAATGTTATGCGGCAAAATCGTATTTGCGGGCACGAAACACCACATCGTTCCGGGTTCGGTGTAAACCCCGCCCAAGATTCGCACAAAGACTCCGCGTCCTTTTGCCCCGTAATCTCCGGCGAATGCTGCACTCTGAAATGCGTCAATCACCTTCTGCCCGCCACCGATATCACCGGAAGCGTGCCAGGTGGGGATTGTTCCCTCAACATTGATGCCGTATTGGCAAGAAAACCGCGCCCCCTGTAACACTTGTTCTTTTATGACATTTCCAAGGGCAGCCGCGTCAATAGTTACATGAGGCTTCCCATCGTGACGTGTGTAGTATGCCGCCCTGTACGGTAACTCCACCCAGAACGTCCGATTGTTGCCATCAAGACCGAACCACTGCGAGTGATTACCCCGTCCGTCACCGTTTCCCATCGTATCAATGATTGGAATACTTCCGTCCACGCGTCCGCCGTTAGACCATGCTGTTTTCCCTCTCAGAATATCGCCCGCCGTCACATTTCCCGGAGTCTGTTCCGCAAGCGGTGCTGCTCTTACCGTCCCGTTGCCGTTGTGATATCCCTTCGGAATCGGGATATTTTCACCGGCTCGCAGCACTCTTTGCATTGCGCCGTTATCCGGCATTGTTCCCGCTCCTGCCTCATCCTCTGTATCTGCTCCGACATAGGTTCTTCCGTCAAGCACATTTGCGGCCGCTGCCGTCAGCTCATCAGACACGCCGCCTCCGCCGCCGTTCTGTAATACAATTCCTTCCGCCATATCACACACCCTTTCCGATCATCCGGAATGCCGTTGCGGGCGGCTTCATGCATTCAATCTCCACACTGCCGTTCATCGTGCGGACCCTTTTCAGCGATATTTTCCGGATCCGCTTTGCGCTCGTCTCATCCGTTGCATCGTTCAATACGGAAAAGCACGGCGCGTATTCAGTTTTCATTCCCTGAACCGCCACCGTTTTCTTGTACGGGAATGTGCTGCTCCAGCCATCCAGCGTTACCTCAATGTCCCAGCGTTTCGCATTCAGGTCTGCTTTCTCTTCCGCGCGTTTTGCTTTCGTCTGATTCTCCGTCGCCTTGTCGGTGTTTTCCTGCACTTTCCCCCGCAATGACGCCAGATCCCGCGCCGTCGCATAGGCGCTCAGTTCATACTGAATCTGGATATTCTCTGCATTGCTCAAAGCCAGAATAAAATCCAGCGTATTGGAAAACGGATGCCCGGCAGCGTATTCCGGCACATACTCTTCTTTTCCTTGCTCTGCCACGGCAAGCGCGTATAGGATTTCCGCCCCCGAATTGCCTTTTGCATACAAGGCAACTTCTCTCATGTAGTACCCGCTCTGAACATGGCTTCCGTCCGGATTCAGATTGCTGATTACAGCTCGTACAATCATCCCCGATTGCGGTGCGCTTTCAACGCTCGACACGGCAAAGCTTTGTTCTCTTGCCTTTAATCCCTGTTTCTCTTTCAGATTCTCTGACAAGCTATAGCTTCCGCTTCCCGTCTCAACCTTCGTGAATGTGATTTTTGTCTCTCCGGAAAGTGCTCGGCGCGCGAGTGCCGTGCCCGCGTCTGTAATCTCAACTTTTCTGTATTTCGCCACTCTTACCCTCCGTTGACTTCAAGTCCCTGCTCAAGTGCTTCTCCAAGTGCCGCGCCGGTATATACACTTCCCTGCGCAGTCTCTTGTGTCTTGATTGTCCGTATATGCGACGACGCATTCTTGATATCCTCAATCAGCCGCCCGAAGCCCTCGTGCTGTTCGGCTGTCAGTGTCTCTTCCGCCGTCACCTTCACATCGAAATATCCGGGCTCTTGTCTTGCTTCCCGGAATTCAAACCACTCTTCAATCTCTGCCTTTCCAAAAAGCATAGACGCCAACTGCTGCACTGCGCTTTTTGTCCCTGCGAACATCTTTATCTTCAAGGCGTTTTTCAGAATTTCTCGTTTTCTCTGAACGCTGAATTCTGTTCTGTAGTATGTGACCTTCCACTCTTTTGCGAGATAGTCCATCACCTTCTCCGAGACGCCGTCCAGATCCGCGTATATTCCGGTCCGTGCCGCCGCCTGCAGCACATCTGCCATGGTTCGCTTCAACGCAAATGACAGTGCAATCACCTCGGCATCTTCCGCAAATACCGCCGGAAGTAGATTTTTAAGCTCTCCGCTCTGGTATTCAATCATCTTCCAGCCCCTGGTATCGTATGGATTTCCTGCCCAATACAGCCACGGTGTCGCGCCCCACCGTCATAAACTGCGGGCTTTTGGCAATTTCAACCCGCTTTGCTCCGGCGCGAATCATCAGATACCGCAGCTTGTCCGGAACAATGTCTCTCCCGATTTTTCCCTTCTGCCAGTTGATAAATTCTTCAACCGCTTCGTTGACGTTTTTCTGGATTGTCTCTGCCCGGTCCTCATCGCTCTTGTTAATCCAGTATTCCACATCCACGTCATAGGGCATCGTTTGCGGCGCCTTGACGCTCACCTTGTCAGTCAGCATCCGAATATCATCTCTCGAAATGAATTTTTGCAGATTTTCTATATATTCGCCGGACGGAATAACACCGCCGTCCTGCAGTGCAACAATCGTCACCTCGTTCGGCGCCGGTGAAAATACAGCCACATCTTCCAGCGTCGAGTCAAACCTGATTGCATGATACCGATATGCCTCCAGACTTCCGGCCGTCGTGTATCCTTCCGGCGCCATATAGATCCGCTCTCTCAGCTCATCGTCCGTTTCCACATCTTTGCCGCCCGCCGGAATCGTCATATTCTGCACCGCGTCCACATACGGAATGGCATCTACCATTCTGCTGATTTCTCCTGCAGCGTAGTTGTTCGTAATCAGCCCAGCGCTCTGACACTTTGCCTTGACCTGTACCGATGTTTCTCCCGCCGGTATCTCTGCATATGCCGTTGTCTCAAACGCCACGCCGTCCCCCGCTGTTACGCGGCTGCCCTTCGGGATTGGTGTCGTGCTCTCACGCCTCGACCGTAAGGAAAACTTTACCGTCACCACCGAGCCCTCCGCGCCGTTCCGCTGAATCCCTTTGAGTGCCCCGAGGTTTTCCAGATACTTTCCTTCCGCGTATTTCAGAAGATTCATCTTTCCGGCGCGATCCACCATCACATAGCCCTGATAAAGATAATAGGCGCAGGCCTCTAGCAATAGCCGCTCTCTGTCCGTCGCCCTGAACTGCTTTATCCTTCCCGTCGTTTCGAAATACTTCTGCTTGTATAACGCTTCCATATTTTCGATTAAACGTGGCAATGTCATCTCGTCAATAAATGAAAGCTCCGGATATTTTTTTAGCTCATCTGTTTTTCCCACGCTCAAGACCTCTCAACTTCGATTCTTGCCAGCAATTCGCCGTCTTCATTCTCAGTGAACTTTATCTCACGGATTTCTATTTCCGGAATAAACTCCGCTGCCTTAATAATCAGCGCCGTCGTGTATTCGTTCTCCAGCTCTTCCTTCGGCAAGTCCAAATTTGACCACGAAATTCCGAAATTCCGATTGCACGGCATAGACCCTTCCGGAACCGATAAAAGCATAGCCAGTCCCTTTAGAATCTCCTGCATCTCTTCATCGTTTTCGCTCGTGATATATTCCGCTCTCATAGTCTCCGTGCCCGCTTCCCTTAGTTATAGTCGCTCATCTCAATATCTATCTTCAACGACATAATGCGCCCGTCTACAATCACGATATCGTAGCTTGTAGACATCGATGTGATTAGTGCATTTTTCAGAATGCATTTCCCTCCCACAATCAGCGGATAATATTCTCCCTTAAGCATCGCTCTTCTTATGTCGTTTTCTACTCGCACCGGCTTCCGGCAAATCATCGCGTTCAGCTCCATCGTAAAACGCACCGTCTCCGTTCCGGGACCCACAAACTGCATCCGGGGCGCACCATATAGCATGTTATGCGTCTCGCATTGCACCGTGCTTGTTCTCGTCATTCCGTTCTGGAAAGTCAGCACTCTGTTTTCCGATACCTGAAAGCGGATTACATTTCCCCAGCTTCCAACCTTCATTCCGCTCCCATTGCCTCCACTTTCTCAGCCAGCTCTTTCAAGTCGATTTGCTTTCCGCCCGCTGTGAATGTAACGGAAGCCGCCTCTGCCGTCAGTGCTCCGTCTTTCGCCCCAATTACAGCCTTTGGCACATTCCCGTATGCCGAAACGCCGCCGAGAATTACGCCGCTCTCTTCGCTGTTTGAGAAATACATCACAACAACCAGGTCTTCCTTCTCAAATTTCTGCGCAATCCCAAACGGCGCCAGTATCGGGAAATTCTTTGTTGCGTTCTTTCCCCTGTCCGGATAGTACACCGAGGCCGTGCCGCTCTCTGCGTCAAATGTGCTGATTCTTCCCAGTCTTATATTCTCCACCGCCTCTTCTCCTTCACAGCCTGTTGAACACCTTGTATCCGCTCACAGTGCAGCTATATCTCCCGCCGCCTATGTTGTGCGTCACGCTCTGCGTAAAATACTTCCCGTTCATCACGCCCATACGGTCCAGAAAGAAATTGTCCGAGGCATATAAAATCGTCTGTGGTATCACGGTTAAACTCACCGTCTCCGCCTTCTCGTTTGCCTCGTTCACGCGGGCAATCGCAAGCTTTCTTGCCTCTTCCTCATCTTGCACGCTTTGATTCAGTCTAAGCAATCTCTCCGGCGTTCCCACCGTCACATCAATCGTCTTTGCTTCGCTCTCTTTTCCGCCGCTCTTTGTATACTTCACCTCTCCACCGGTATAGGTCCCGAAAAGCGTCCGGTTGTAGGATATACTCTCCGTGTCATACCGCGTAAACAGGTACTTGAATCCCCGCGATTCGTATAGCCGTTTGTCGAATATCACAAGTCCTGTTTTATATACTTTCAGGCATAACCCCTGCTTGTCACACAGATTTTTCAAGAACGCACTGTCGCTTTCATTCTGCTGCTCTACTGCCTCCAAAATCTGCTCTTCGCCGTACCAGAAAAGCTTTTCCATGCCGTAGCGCGCCATAATTTCTTGTGCCAGCTGCTTTAATGTCACCTTGTTCCAGGTCTCCGACCGCCACACGGAATTGAACCCTTCATCCGCCGGCATAGACACGGCGCCGAGTGTTACCGTTCCGGCCGCTCCATGGCTCAGAGTGATATCATCAATCACAAACTTACCCACATGGTAGCTCTGCATATCAAGGTCGGTATCCCAGTGATCCAGATAGATTGTCAAATCCAGCTCATGCCCAATCTCCGGCAGACTGTTCTTCCCCTCTATCCACTTCAAATCCCTATCTTCCAGTGTGACCCTTACATCGTCCGACTTCCCTTCGGCATTGTCGGTATAAGATACCGACAGCGCCTTTTCAGAAAGCCCCGTGTCCTGTCCGTCATACAGAATCTTTACCCGCGCCCGCCTTGCCAGTCCCAAGAATTACCTCCCTGAAATTAAATGCATCTCCTGCCTTCCCGTTTGCCTGATTTCTCGCCGCGCTCATATCCTCGTCTTCCGGAACTTTCAGGATTACACCGGACGGGAAAATCATATATTCCAATGCCGCAAAATTCGCCTGCATCAGTTCTCCGGCTCTTTTTGCATCTCCCCATATCTTATGAGCGACAACATCAAATGTGTCGCCGCTCACCGTCTCATATTTCCTCAAAGCGCTGTCCGAGCCTCCCTTCTCTGATATTGCCGCATCAACTCTCCGAACCGGTCTAATAGCGTCTGTCCTGCTGCCTCAACCTCTTTCCGGTCCGCATTCCCCGCAACATTGATAGTCAGGCTGATATTCGCGGCCGCCGCCTCTGTGCCGTTTCCCTGCGCCGCAAGCCTTCTTCCTGTCTCTTTATATAGTTCTGCCGCGCGCGCCGTCCGGTTAATCGGAATGATAGCCTCCGCGTCTCCGGCCTCTGCCACCTCAGTCAGAATCGGCTTGTCGTAGATTCCGCCAAGTGCGTTCTTCTTGAATAGCCCGCTCAGGAAGTTGGTGGTCTTCGGCGGTGTCTGTTTCTTTCCGGCTGCCGGACTGCTGCTCCTATAGTTCACCGGCGCGCCCACGTTCCCCGCTTGTATTGTCGGCAGCGTTCCCATCGTCGCGCGGCTCGTATCAATTCGAATGTCCGGTGTAAGGACAATCGGAGTGCTTAGCGTTGCTGTCTGGAATGCGCTTCTCATATTGTTCACTGCCGGAATTGCGCTCTGCATAAAGTAGCCGCTGTTTAATTTCTCCCGCAGTGCCGAATTGATGTTCGTTCCCACGCTATCCGCAATCCCCGCTCCGTCCAGCTGCTTTTCTTTCAGACCGGACATAATTCCGTTTTTAATCATAGCCGGGATATTCTTTGCGCCCTCCAGTATAGAAACCTGTTTCTCGTTTCCCTGGAAAAGGGACCCAACCTTCTTGTAGATTGCGTTCTTGTCGCCAATCAGCATATCCAGGTTGTCCGCCAGACTGATTGCCTTCGCCGTCTCCGGATCAATCTTTAATCCGCGCTTTAATGCCTCATCTCGCGCCGCTCTCAGCTCCGCAATCTGCGGTTCGATTGCCTTGCGTAAATCTTGTAGGTTCTTCACCTCAGCATTGCTCAGCGTCTCACCAACCGTGTATTGCGCTATCGCCAATCTCTCCTGCAGATGAGTTGCATAGTATGCTTCCGGCTTGCCACTTGTCTTTGCCCTCTCCCACGCTTCGTTTTCTGCCTTTACAATCGCCTCAGATAGCCGGTCTGCCGCCGCCTGATATTTTCCGTTGTCAGCCCGCATAATCGCTTCAATGCTTGAAGTCACACTCGCCGACGAAACACGGTTCCGCTCTCCGATGTATTTATTCCGTGCCTGCTCTACCGCGGCATTATAATCATCCGCGCTGAGATATCCCGGAGTCCCTTCCGCAATCTTTCCGCTCGCTGAATCAGCTCTCTGCTTTTCCAGCTTGCCTTGCGTGTATTCGTATGTCGTTGTTAGATTGTTCAGCGTGTCCTTCGTTGTGCTGTTCAAATCAGAATACAGATTCTTTAGGCTGTCCGGCGTCAACTGTTGCCCGCCCTTCGCCAGCACATCATCTACCAGGCGTCGTTGCTTTGCTTCGGTCACATAGCGTGTGATTCCGTCTGTGATGTTCTGGTACTCCTGAATCTTTGCTTCAATGATTTCTGCCTCATGGCTATCAATCGCTCCGTCCTTGATAGCGTCCGAATACAGCTTTCCGAGTTCTTCTCCCTTCTCGCTGATTTCCTTACCGATCTGTTCGTTGTAGCTTGCAAAATTCTGAATCAGCCCCTTCCCCTCTTCGTCATTTCCGAAAAGGGCCCGCACACTGATCGCATCCGTATAGCTTGCCTCGCTTGCGATCTTCAGACCGTCCTCAACCATGGACTTGATGTTGTCTCCCAGTGCCGCTGAATCGTCGCTGGTAAATTGGATTCCGTTCCTCACCTTAAAGAGCAACTCCTTGCTCTTCTCCGCCACATCACTGATTGCCTTCCCGCTGTCCTTCAGCTCGCCAAGCCGCTCAACAGAGCCTACCAGTCTGTCAATCGTCCCTTCTCCGATAATCTTCCGGGACACTTCATGCAGCTCTTTTTCAGACAGCGCAATGTTTCCGAATGTCTTGTCTAAGGCCGCCTTCTTCGCCGCTTCCGACGCGATTTTATATTTCGTCGCGACCGCAACCAGAACTGTGGCCGCCGTTCCCATGAGCATAATCGGGCTTGCAATCGGATTGCTGAATAGCTTTGTGAACGCAATAATTTCCTTGCTCAGCTTCCGTGCACTCACTGCGGCGTGCAACGTTGTAATCCCACCGGCAATACCGGCCAGCACCGCCACCGTGGAATCTCCGTTCGCCACAAGCCACTTCCCGAGTGAAAACATCGGTGCCGTAAATTCCTTCAATCCTTTCCCGGCTTCTTCCGCACCCCGCTTTATCGTCGGATACCACACGCCAATCTTGTCGGACACATTGTCCGAGAACTTGTATACCTCTTTCGTCGCCAGCTGCGTTGCGTCTCTCAGCGGGTTTGCGAATCCGTCATACGCTCGAATTCCGGCGTCCTGCATTGCGCTTTCAAGAATCTTCAAATCGCCCCAAAGGTTATCCATCTTAACCTTCGACATTTTGTTCAGCGCGCCTCCGGCGTTGTCCAAGTCCTCGCGGAGTGCATCCCACTCCGTTCTTCCGTCCGCCAGCGTATTGTTTAAGCTCTGTAGCATATCGCTCAGTGCCGCCACATTTCGCTTGCCGCCCAGCGCGGAAAGCGCGGCATTCCTCTGCTCGTCGCTCATGTTCCGCGTTGCGTCGTTCACGCGCATCATCGTGTTCTTCAGGCCAATGAATCTTCCCTCGTCATCAAATGCCGATATGCCGAGCTTCTCCATCGTTTTTCCGGCACTTCCGGCCCCGGTCGTCAGGTTGATTAAAACCGACCGCAATGCGGTTCCGGCCTCTTCTGCTTTCAAGCCGCGGTTTGCCAGCACACCGAACGCCGTTGCTGATTCCTCAATCGGGACATGTAAATCATGCAACTGCGCGCCTGTTCTGATATATCCCTCCAGCAATTGTTCCGCCGTCTGGTTTGAACGATTGTTCGCTTTTGCCGCGACATCCAGAAAGCGCGCCAGGTCTCCCGCTTCCGTCCCCGTTGCCGCCATAGCGTCAGTCACAAGGTCACTCGTTCTTGCAAGATCAAGGTTTGTGGCCTCGGAAAGCTTCAGGACGCTCGGCAGTGCCTTAATTGACGTATTCACATCCCATCCGGCAAGCGCCATATACTTAAGAGCATCCGCCGACTCCGTCGCTGTCTTTGTGGTTTTGCGTCCCCAAAGAAGCGCGGCTTCCCTTGCTTTTTCGTATTGCGCATTGCTTGCGTCGGCGGTTGCGGACCATTCGTCCATGTGCTTCTCAAATTCCGACCCGACGTCATATGCTTTCTTAAGCGCAACCCCCGTTGCCACTCCCGCTGCCGCTCCCACTTTTGCGACAGCCGACGCAATACCCGTTGCCTTCTTCCAGATACCGGCTTCCGTCTTGTAGAAATCGCTCTCGAATTTCTGCATCTGCCGTTTGGTATATTGCACCGATGTTTTGAGCGACGGATCCACGCGTCCCAAAATTTTAATCAGAAAATCATACTGCGTATTTCTTCCCGCCATTACTTCTCCTCAGTCATCTCCCGCACGGTCTCTGCCCACTCCAGTAAAGCCGTAATCTTCATCCGATAGAAAAATTCGATTCCCGTCCTAAGCCTCAGCGACATCCAGACAATAATCTTCCTAAGCTCTGCCGCCGATTCTCGGCTCAGGCCATAAAGTAGAAAAAAGCTGTCACCGTCTCTCTCAGCCGAATCGAATCTTTTGCGTTCATCTTGTCAAGCCAGTTGTAGGGCTTCCGGTTCAGTCGGCACGCCAGTAGCATTGCGTACTTCCGCGTGATTTCCGGATGCAGTCCGTTTACACTGCTGTCTCCCTGTCGTTTGGCTTCCTCATCCACCTCACACATATCCTCTGCCCTCGCCGTTGCCAGCCCTGACAAATCAATGCTTTCGTATGTTTCCCCCTCAAACTCAAACGGCACTTCCAGCGGCATCATCGCCGGTACCTTGTCCTGCACTGCGCCCGCCGCTCCCTGCTTTACATTTGCTTCTTCCGTCGCGCTTGCTCCGCCATTTTCTCCGCCGGTCGTTTTATTCTGTCTTCCCATCTCTCTTACCTCTCCTATTCCCTTTTAGAAAAGGCCGATGCCGCTCATGCAGCACCGGCCGTCTTGATTCTCTTAGCAGCTCTCGCGAATCTCTCGCATAATATCTTCGCCGTCCACAACGCAAATCTGATTCAGCTTGTCAATCTCAATCAGGGTGTCGTCACCGGCAACCAGCGACACATAGGTTGCCGATACCGTAATCGTTGTGCCCATCGGGTTGCCCAGCTGGAGATTTCCCGGATTCATGCCTTTGACGGCGCCCTCAACCGTGTACCGCATCTGCACATAGTCTCTCGCGCCCGTCTCTCTGTCATAAATCTGCATTGCGCCTCTCAGCGTGATACGGCACTTCTTCTTGATATTCAGCATCTGCGCAATCTGCGGCGTCAGCGCCTGCATCGGGATTTCCTGCGTAATATCCTGGAAAAGCCCTCCCACCGGCACGCTGTAAGTTCCGCCCACTCCCGCGCCGCTGATTTCTGCCGTCATGAGCTCCAGACTTGCCAGTGTCACCTGTCCGGAAAGTCCAATCAGCTTTTCGCCGTTTTCTCCAACATACGCATTGAAGTTATTAATGACTTCCGGAATCATCGATCTCGTGATTCTGTTTCTCATTACTTCTCACCTCCAGACAGTGCGTCCGTAATCAGCTGCGGATTGAAGCTGATTCGGTTCACGATATGCTTTGCGACCGGGAAAAACGCGAGCTGTGTGTCAAACACAACATCGCCGTTCATGATCGCCTCCGTCGTGTTTACCTTCTCGTCGTAACCAATCTTGCATCCGGCCGGAATGTAGCCGCCCGACGCCAGCGAATTCAAATACTGATTCTCCGAATCCACAAACGCCTCAACCGTTCTTCTGGATGCCGGATCATCCACCCTGTCCTTATACGCCAGCACAAAGCGATTGCGGTACCAGTTCATCATGCGGCGGTTCGAGATATAGCGGTCCTTGGCGCTGGTCACTTCCGGAAAGCCCGCGTTCTCATTACCCCACGACTTCCATCCCTGGTCATTGACTGCCGTCACCACACCGCACGAATTCACGAATGCCGCCTGCGTGTTGTCCAGATAGATTTCCTTGCCGTCTGCCAGACAGGTAGACGACACGCCAATCGGCTTATTCGACGGGGACTTGTACGGGACATCGCCGTTTTCCGCATCCAGTAGTGCCGCATGTGCCGCCCACACGACGGAATAGTCGTACACGCTGTTCTTGTACTTGACGCACGGCCAGACAATGACAGCGTTCTTGTCCGATACGCCAAGCTGTTCCTTTGCCTTCTTGACATCCGTATACTTCTTGCAAGTCTCCGTATCCAGGTCAATCACCGCAATCGCATTGAAAAGGCCGTTCACATCTTCCGTCTTTGCCGCCATAACTGCTGCGACCTTCTTTTTCTGCGACCACTTCGGGCAAACCAGCATACCGAAAACATATCCGGTCTTCGGATAAATCTGCCGCACGACTTCCATGCCGCTCTCCGTGCCGCTCTCCGCATGGAAACCGCCAATAATGTCATCCTCTGTGACTGCCGCCGGATTCAGCATATCCGCCGTCACGCTGACAGTCGTCTGTGCCGTCAGGAAGGAAATCGACAAATAGCCTTCCTCCGTGAAATCCAGCACATAGTCCGTGTCAAGTGCCAGCGCGCCGCTCGCGCCGCTTACCACAACGCTCGATTTCAGAATGCCGGTCTTTTTCACCACAAAGACTCCATCCTGTGCCGTGCCGCTTTCCGCCGGCATCGTCGTCTTATGCTTTGCCGGATCCAACACGTTGATAAAAATCACCGGCGAAACACCGAATTTTCGGAAACTCGCGTCCATCGCCTCGCAAAGCGTATAGTTCTTGTAGTCCTCCAAGAATCCGAGCTTTCGCTCTGCCTCATCAAATGTCTCACAGACAATCGGTGTGTTTACCGTGGCGGCAGGATCGTCCGTCATGTTGACCGGTGCCGTGCCTACAATTACCTGCAGCCCGGCAACTGCGGTCTGCGGCGTTGCAATCGTAAGGTCCCGCTCCCTGGTCTCAATCTTGTGCAAATACTTCATTCTCTCACTCCTCCCTGTCTCTCAGCGCCTTGTACGCCAGTTGAATTGCAGTCCCTTCCCGATGCAGCATCTTCCGTGCATCCGATAACTGCGAAATCGACACAAACAGCAAACTCGCACGCGGTGTCATACTCTGTACCTTCAAAGCTCTGTCATCCAGCTTGCCGTCGGCGAAAACCGTGTTCTGCGCAATCCCGCCTTTTGAAGGCCCCATATAAATCAGTGCCTCCTGTACGCTCGCGGTCTCTGCCGCCTTGCTCGCCTTATCCTCAGTTCTCTTTTCATTTCCTGCCAGCTCTCTGTCCGTTTCGGCAGTGCTTACCGCTGCACTCTCTCCGTCTACCTTCTGGTCTTTCGAATTGTCATTTGCTGCATTCACAGCATCTTTTCCAGCCCTTGCCGCCGTTGCCTTGTCCTCCTCTTCTCTCATTTACTCCCACTCTCCTTCCAGTTCTCTCTCCGGTGATTTGATAAAAAATCCCGTTGTCGTAACGCCGAAATAATACGGATGTGTGTTCTCCTCTGCTACCTCAGAACGAAACTCATTGTCATTTCGAAACGCATGTGCAAGCAACGGCTCCTTCATGAATCGTTCTGTGACTCTCTGGAATAAATTCAGCAATCCTTCATGCCCTTTGCATCCGGTTCCACTGTCGTATACCCCGAAAATAATTGCGACCTTCACCAGCTGTTCTGCGTTTGGCCCCTCAGTCTTGATGCTGTCAATTTTGATGTTACACCACGGTGCCGCTATCACACCGTCTTCTGTCTGCAAGCTCTGGTATTCAATCGATTCACTTGCCGCCTCATCTTCCAAGGCTCCCACGTCAAATGCGGCAATCGGCAAGTTCTGCAGATAAAATCGCATCGGCGACAAGATTTCTCTTCCGGCTTTTCCGCTTGCCGCATCTTCAAAGAGCATCCCCTCCGTCAACTTCTGGATTTCTTTTGCCAGCGCCTTTTGACAATGAAAAATCGTGTTTCCCGCTCCCGTCGCTTCTCTCATCTCACCGATTCCCGCCTTCGCTTTCCCTTATTTCCCCGTTCGCTCATCAGGCTTTCCCCAGTCTTTTCAGCGCCTGTGCCAGACTTTTTGCACACTGCTCCGTGTAGAACTTTGCAATATTTTCCTCTTCCGTGCCGAAGACTCTTTTGCTTTTGGTCATCATCATGTCGGACGAACCCAAAATCTGGTTAATCGGGAATCTTGCTTTTCCCGCTCTCTCCGCCAGCGCAATGTGTCCGCTCTTGAACTGCACAACAAAGACATCATGGAATAACTTGCCTTTGTTCCCTCGAATCTGTCCGGCGTGCACATAGTACCGTTTCTGTTTTCCTACCTTCACGCCAATCGTTCTTCCGTCCGGTCTCTTTTGGCTCTTGAAGTCCAGCCGTCTGAAATGCTTTACGGTATCTTCCAGAAACTTTGTCGGCGTGCTTCTCGGCGAGAATTTGAACTTTGTAATGGCGTGCTGTTCCGACCGGAAACGCAACGTTCCCTCCGGTTCAATTCCCCGCGCCACCGCCTTCTCAATCTTTGACCGGTCCCGAATTCCTTTCGACGCTTCGCCCGCGTAGGAAATCTTTGCCTTGTGTGACAGCACTCTTTGCGCCTTCCTCAGCGTAGCGTTTACGGCTTTTGACAGCACCGCCTCTTCGCTGATTCTTTCAATCTTCCCCAGCGCTCCCACAATCTTTCTCAGGTCTTCCGGATTCACATAAATCTGTGCACTGCTGATTCTGCTCATTACGATCTGAACCTCTGAATCGTGATTGAATACATTCCGCCCTCATCTCTGCTGTCTGTCACAATGAATTTCTCGCCATCGAAATCCAGCTGCCTTCCGTGTGCCGGTTGCTGCCCAAAGTCCTTGCGCGCCACATACAGAATCATGTTGTCTTCGAATATTCCATCGATTCTGCTGTGCTCAAATTGCTTCTTGCCGCGTGCTTCAACCTCGTTTGCGTCAACCGTGCACAGCATCCTTTTCCCGTTCAGCGTGTGGTACTCGCCAAACTCGTCATCATTCAAGAAAACATTTTTGATATCCTGGAATGCCAGTCTCTTAAAGTTCGGCCTTCTGTCTTCCGGGCTCATTTTTTCTCTTGCTTTCTTCCCTTCTTCGGAACTCCCACAAGTAGCTCTCCGGCGTTTCCTTGCGTGCTGCTCGCCGCCTCGATTCCGGCAGGAAGCGCCTCCGCCGTCGCTTTGACATTTGCGCTTCCCTGCATCTGCATTTCCGCCCACTCTTCTTCGGTGCAAATGCTTCCGCACTCTTTCATCGCCTCTATCAGCGGCAAATCGTCCGGACTGAC